GGGTATACCTATGTCCAGGAAGAATTTGGGCGTCTTTTAAACCTGCTCACAGAAGTAATCAAGGTGGGGGTAAACGTGGTCCTTACAGCCCATGCAAAGATGCGCAAGTTTGAACAGCCGGATGAGCTGGGAGCTTATGACCGCTGGGAGATGAAGCTGAGTAAAGGCGTAGCGCCCATGGTAAAAGAGTGGGCAGACATGGTACTGTTTGCGAATTATAAGACCATGGTGGTGAACGTGGACGGCCAGGGAGCCCAGAAGGGGAAAAACAAAGCCCAGGGCGGAAAACGTGTCATGTATACCACCCACCACAGCTGCTGGGACGCAAAGAACCGCTACAGCCTTCCGGATGAAGTGCCTTTTACATATGAGAGCATCCGGCAGATCCTGGAACCGGGAGCAGCCCGGGCAGAGGAGAGGCAGGAGGTAAAACAGCCAGGCCCTATACAGGAGACACAGCCAGCACCACCTGTCAGACCGGTAGAAACGGTAAAACATCCGGAGACAGCCAGTAGTAACAAGGGCAATGAAAAACCTGCAGAAGAAAAGAAAGGCATTGCGCCTGTGGAGGGCAGCAAAGGGGATGTAAAGCCGGATGGAAGATCGGCACTGGATCCACGTCTCCCAAAGAGACTGCGGGACCTGATGATCGCCAATGATGTGTGCGAATGGGATATACAGAACGTATGTGAAGCCAAGGGATATGTACCGGTGGATACGCCCCTTTACATGTATGAAGAGGTCAATCCGGGCTTTGTGGACGGCGTTCTGGTAGGTGCCTGGGACCAGGTGTATGCGGCGATCAGGGAAATGAAAGAAAAGGATTCTTTAGTATTTAATTAATGAGGAGGATGAAAGAAATGGCAGATTTAGGAAAAGAGATCGGCTGGGATGATGCGATCGAGAATGAAGGGACTGAGTTTGAGCCCCTTCCGGAAGGGACTTATGAATTTACAGTGGCATCCATGGAACGCGCCCATTTCGGAGGAAGCGAGAAGATGGCACCCTGTAACATGGCGAACCTGGACCTTCTGATCAAGGATAAGGACGGCAAGGAACACCATGTATTTGACAGCCTGTACCTGAACTCAAAGGCAGAGTGGAGACTGAGCCAGTTCTTCTTATGCATTGGACAGAAGAAGAAAGGGGAAGCACTGCGGCCTAACTGGAATGAAGTGCCATGCTCTACCGGCAAGGTGGAAGTCATGATCAATGAATATGTGGACAAGAACGGCAATAAGCGCAGGAATAACCGTGTCAGCCGTTATCTGGAGTATGAACCAAAGCAGTTTAAGGCGGGTGTGTTCTAAATGGAATTGAGACCGTATCAGGCAGAAGCGAAAGCAGCCGTATTTGAGCAGTGGGATAAGGGTACATTGAAGACCCTTTTGGTACTGCCGACCGGCTGCGGAAAGACCATCGTGTTTGCAAAAGTCGCAGAAGACTGTGTGCGTCAAGGATACAGGGTATTGATCCTGGCGCACCGGGGCGAGCTCCTGGAACAGGCTGCGGATAAGATCAAGAAGAGCACGAACCTGGGATGTGCGACAGAAAAAGCAGAGCAGACCTGTCTGGGGAGCTGGTTCCGGATCACAGTAGGCTCTGTACAGTCCATGCAGCGTGAAAAACGCCTGTCCCAGTTTTCAGAGAATTATTTCAATGTGATCATCATTGATGAGGCCCATCACTGCATATCAGACGGATACCAGAAGGTGCTGCAGCATTTCCCGTCTGCAAAAGTACTGGGAGTGACTGCAACGCCTGACCGTGGCGATATGCGTAACCTGGGAGAATTTTTTGAGAGCCTGGCTTATGAATATACCCTTCCGAAAGCGATCCGGGAGGGTTATCTATCCCCGATCAAGGCCATGACGATCCCGCTGCAGCTGGATCTGTCCGGGGTATCCATCCAGTCCGGTGATTTTAAAGCCGGTGACATTGCAACAGCCCTGGATCCGTATCTGCACCAGATCGCGGACGAGATGATGAAATACTGCAGGGACCGAAAGACGGTCGTGTTCCTTCCACTGGTAAAGACCAGCCAGAAGTTCAAAGAGATCCTGAATGAAAAGGGATTTAAAGCTGCGGAAGTCAATGGTGAGAGCAAAGACCGCGCAGAAGTCCTGGAAGCCTTTGATAAAGGAGAATACAACGTCCTGTGCAATTCCATGCTGCTGACGGAAGGCTGGGACTGCCCGTCCGTTGATTGTGTGATCGTGCTGCGTCCAACAAAGGTGCGCAGCCTTTACAGCCAGATGGTAGGACGCGGGACCAGACTGTGTGAAGGAAAGAGCCATCTATTGCTCTTGGATTTCCTCTGGCATACAGAACGCCATGAACTCTGCCATCCGGCGGACCTGATCTGTGAGAAGAAGGAAGTAGCCCGAAAGATGACGGAGAACCTGGAAGGAACAGCCGGATGCCCTATGGATCTGGAAGAGGCTGAGAGAAAAGCATCGGAAGATGTGATCGCAGAAAGGGAAGAATCCCTGGCAAAACAGCTCCAGGAGATGCGTACCAGAAAGAAGAAACTGGTGGATCCATTACAGTTTGAGATGAGCATACAGGCGGAAGACCTGTCCGGTTATGTCCCGGCTTTTGGCTGGGAGATGGCACCGCCTTCTGATAAACAGAAACAGGAGCTGGAAAAGAGAGGGATCCTTCCGGATGAGATCGACAATGCAGGAAAGGCAAACCTGATCCTGGACCGCCTGCATAAACGGCAGGAGGAAGGGCTTACCACACCGAAACAGATCCGGTGCCTGGAAAAATATGGTTTCCAGCATGTAGGGACATGGACGTTTGAGGCAGGAAAGAACATGATCGACCGGATCGCTGCGTGCGGCTGGAGAGGAGCCCCAAGAGGTGTGGACCCAAGAAATTATGTACCTGAAAATTAAGGAGTAAGCAGGAAATGGAAAGAAGCCAGTATGACCTGTTGGAGGTTTTAGATCATATAGAGCCGGCTGAACTGGATTACCAGCAGTGGCTGAATATCGGCATGGCCCTGGACCTGGAAGGATACAGCGTGGATGTGTGGGACAACTGGAGCCGGAGAGATCCCGGCAGGTATCATCCTGGGGAATGCCAGAAAAAATGGAAGGGATTTAAGGGAAATGGCTCCCCCGTGACCGGTGGGACGATCGTCCAGTATGCCAGGGAACAGGGGTGGACGCCGCCCTATGATCCGGGGCATGCCCTGGGCTGGGAAGATACCATTTCCAGTGAGGAAGGAGTGTTCATTGACCGGAACTGGGTGGAAGGAAAAGAGGTACGGGAACCGGCCCGATTTGACCCCGCCAAGGAACTGATCCGGTATCTGGAGACCCTGTTTGAAGCAGGGGAGAATGTAGGCTATGTGGTAAAGAGCTGGCAGAAGGATGATAAATGGCTCCCTGCAGATAAGGGATCCTTTGACCGCACTGCAGGACAGCTGATAGAAGCACTTTCTGCCTGTGGCGGTGATATCGGCAGTGTCCTGGGGGATTATGATCCTCAGGCTGGTGCCTGGATCCGTTTTAACCCGCTGGATGGAAAGGGAGTAAGGAACGACAACGTGACAGACTTCCGTTATGCCCTGGTAGAGTCAGACAGCATGGAGATCGACAAGCAGCATGCGCTGATCCGGGAACTGGAACTTCCTGTGGCATGCCTGGTCCATTCCGGAAAGAAGAGCCTCCATGCCATTGTAAAAGTAGATGCCGCAGACTATGGGGAATACCGCAAGCGTGTGGACTATCTCTATGATATCTGCCGCAAGAACGGCCTGGAGATCGACCAGCAGAACCGGAACCCGTCCAGACTGTCCCGTATGCCAGGTGTGCTGCGTGGAGAGAATAAGCAGTTCCTGATCGACACCAACATCGGAAAGGAAAGCTGGGCTGAATGGAAGGAATGGATCGAGTCAGTCAATGATGACCTGCCGGATCCGGAAAGCCTGGAAGATGTATGGGACAACCTGCCGGAACTGGCCCCGTGTCTGATCGAAGGGGTGCTGCGCCAGGGACATAAGATGCTGATCGCAGGGCCCTCTAAGGCGGGTAAATCCTTTTTACAGATAGAAATGTGCATTGCCATTGCAGAGGGCCGTAAATGGCTGTCCTGGCAGTGTTCACAGGGGCGTGTGATGTATGTGAACCTGGAACTGGACAGGGCAAGCTGCCTGCACCGTTTCAGGGATGTTTACCAGGCGATGGGGATCCGTCCGGAACACCTGGATAACATTGATATATGGAATTTAAGAGGCAAGTCCCGGCCTATGGATAAACTGGCGCCCATGCTCATCCGCAGGGCTTCCAAGAAGAATTACATTGCCATCATCATCGATCCGATCTACAAGGTCATCACAGGTGATGAGAACAGTGCAGACCAGATGTCCAATTTCTGTAATCAGTTCGATAAGGTCTGCACGGAACTGGGCGTGGCCGTGATCTACTGCCACCACCATTCAAAAGGCAGCCAGGGCAGCAAGAAGTCCATGGACCGTGCATCCGGTTCCGGTGTATTTGCCCGTGATCCGGATGCAATGTTGGATATGATCGAGCTGGACCTGTCCGAAGATGCCCTGAAACAGGAAGAGAATAAGGCTGTATGTGAAGCATGCAAACAGTACCTGGATTCCCATTTTAAATGGGATGACGACCTGTCCCAGGATGATCTTTGCAGCAGTTACCAGATGCTCAATTACTGCGAAAACAAGCTGGATGTGTGGCAGTGGGCAAACCTTCAGAAGATGGTGGAAGCAGCCAGGATAAGGGCCAGGAGTGTTACAGCGTGGCGTATTGAAGGCACTTTAAGAGAGTTCCCGAAGTTTCCGGCAGTCAATGCTTGGTTCAATTATCCGGTCCATACCATTGATCAGGTAGGGATCTTGAGTGATATTGAGCCAGAGACGGAGAAACCGCTTTGGCAAAAGGCAGCGGAAAAGAGAAAAGAACTGGCTCAAAAAGCGAAGGGAAAAAAGCTCAGTTCCTTTGAAGTAGAGTTTGCCAACATTGAATTTGAGGGCCGTGAGGTGCCTGCCCAGGAGCTTGCAGATAAGCTTGATACATCATCAAGGACCCTGCTTTCATGGTTAGGGGACAGCAATAAAAGGAAGAAAGATCTGGCAGATCATTATGAAAAATATCAGGGAGCTGATAACAAAATGTATATCAGAAGAAAGGAAAAACAGGGTGCGCCAGACCAGAAAAACGGCGCAGTCTAGTGCAGTCATGCGCAGGTGCGCTGAACCAGAAATTTACGGTCTGGCGCACGGTGCGCATGACCTGGGTCTGGTGCAGTCCCGCGCAGTGCGCCAAAGGGGTGCGCCGGACCTATACTACGTATAGTGGTGTAGCGCACCCCTCTATGCGGGGGTAGGTAGTCGTGCGGAAGCCAAGCACGACGACCACCCACCCCACAGACACAGAGGGCACCAAACCTAGAGCAGGGGAAAAATGAAAGGAAGTATGGTTTATGAATAGACCTAAAAACGAAAGACTTAATTGCTTAAGGCATATGCCACCATTACATCATGTGACTGGAGAAAAATATGACATTATGAACAGCGAGGTCATGGACTGGATTGTAAAACAACCGGAAGTACGTCAGTGGCTATATGACAAAATTACAGATAAGTCAGGGGGAAGAAAATCAGAATTTATAAAATACAATCCGGAAACTAGAACTTGGCAAGGGGTTGATTATGGTGATTGAGTTTTTTATGGCAATGGTGCCACCGACAGTGACACACCAGGAGAAGCAGGTACATGTGGTAAAAGGCAAGCCTGTTTTTTACGAACCGGCAGATCTGAAAGCTGCCAGGCAGAAACTGATGGGGCATCTGGCCGGACACAGACCGGAGCAGCCATTTGATCGGGGAGTACGTTTGATGGTCAAATGGTGCTTCCCTAAGGGGAGACATGCAGACGGTGAATACCGGATCACAAAGCCAGATACAGACAATCTCCAGAAGCTTTTAAAAGACTGCATGACAGCTTGCGGATTTTGGAAAGATGATGCCCTAGTAGCTGCAGAGATGGCAGAGAAGTTCTGGGCAGAGATCCCAGGGATCTATGTGAGGATAGAGGAGATATGACACTGGATGATGTGGTGATCCTTTCAGACCAACAGGTCAAAGGAATTTATTACGACGTATACAACGGCTTCTGGAAACGCTATAGCAAGGCAGCCCCATCTTGGCAGTCAGAGGAATGGGATGAGATCGTAAGGCAGGCCCGCTTCCTGATGGAACGATATCATTCCTGTCCGCTGATAGTCCACCAGATACAGGATCTTTTGAATCAGCTGGAAGCCAGGAGTAGGAAAGGGGAAAAATGAATAATGCCAAGAAAACATCCGTCCCGGTCTGCTGCATCTGCCAGAAGGTGATCAATGGAGATGCAGAGTGGATCAGGACAAAGAGAGGGACGGTGTTGTACATGCATAGAGAGTGTGTGAGAAAGGGGAAAGACAATGATCATAAAGCAGATAGCAATCGATGAGGCACTGGAACTGCACAAAAGAGGGCTTATGGTGGGAGTGCTCCAGCCAGTGGTGCCGGAACCTAAGAACCTGGATGATTATGAGTTCCTGACATTGAAGAAGATCCTAGCTGGATGTGAGTTCTTCCGGATCGTGCCGGAGAAAGAAAAAAGAGAGACAGAGTCAGCTGAGAAGAAGCCGGCAGAAGTAGCAGAGCCAAAGGCAGTGGAAGAGAAGGCAGTTATGGAAACCAAGGAGAAGCCGGAGCCACCAAAGCCAGAAGCACCAAACAAAAAGCAGATTGATGTTGGAAAAATGAAGGCGCTTCGCAATGCTGGGTGGAGCATGAAGCAGATCGCTGAGGAAATGCAGCTTGCACCAAGTACAGTATGCGGGTATTTGAAGAAGATGGAGGAAGGAAAATGAAGATCAGATTATCAACTCAGGGTATGTCCCTGAATGTAGAGGTACCGGAAACTAAGGCAATAATGGTATATCGTGGGCTGGCGGAAAAACTGCTTATACATGCGTGCGCTCAGGAAGCACAAATGCCGAAAACAGTGCTTCAGCCTAAAATCGTAGTAAATCCACCAATGCCTCCTGAAACTATAAAGCAACACATTGAGGCGGAAACTCAGGAAAATCCTACCTTACCAGAAACGGAAGAGAAACCAGAAAACGAGGGATACACTGGCTTCATGAAAATCCGATGCAGCAAATGTGGTAAGGAAAGGACTTTTTGCAGCAAGTCACCTTTAACGTATTTCAAATGCATGGAGTGCGGAACAAAGACAGAGCTTGTAGGATTGGCTAAGTTATATGCTGACTGTAGATGTGGCCGTAACTCTTATTATTTTACAAATATCGAAGATGCGGAAATTGATGTTAAGTGCATTGATTGTGGAACTGCTATAAAAACTGAGTGGGATGTAGCGAAGAAATGTTACAGAACGGTAAAAGAGGGGGATTAGTCATAATGCGATTAACAGAAAAGGATGACTTGGGACATTGGTTCTTAAAAGGGCTTGAATGGGGACAGCTGCGGGAAGGAAAGGTTATTACCAAGGCTGTAGCACAGAAGTTGTATGGTGCGCTATGTAAGCTTAAGGACTATGAGGATACGGGCTGCAACCCAGATGACGTAGAACGTCTGAATGACTTTACCCAGAATGAAGCTGTAAAACTGGTGCAAAAGCTGAATGCAGAAGAGAAGAAGCACAGATGGATCCCGGTGGAGGAACGGCTGCCAGAACTTGGGGAATATGTATTAATTTCATTTTCCAACTTCTCAGTCCCAGCCATTGGAAGATATGACGAGGACGAAGAGGGCGGAGCATGGTTTATTGGTGATGAGACAGAATCACTTGTTAGTCAGGATATGTTTGTGAATGCATGGATGTCGTTGCCTGAGCCATACAGGGCAGAGGTTGAAGAAAATTAAGATACGGAGGAAAATGAAATGGGATTAGCAGATACGTTTGGCGCAGAGGATAGAGTGCAGGTGAAGTTTTCAGATTTTTATAAACTGATGAAACAGGCTACGCAGTATGAAATAGCCATGAATGCGGTGGGATGTGATGTGCCGCATAGATACATCAGAGAATGCATGACAGGAGTAAAAGAGCCGCAGAAGCAGGGTATACAGATTGAACTGGAAAATCCGGCGAATAAGAGCATGATGTCAGCCAAGAAAGGACAGGTCAATGGATAGGACATTAAAGGCTGTATATATTTGGATAGTCCTGGCCTTGGTCTGGATGGGATTAGAGCTGTTACTGTACGGCGAAATCCAGCTGAGGACAGTAGATGATATTATGTGGTTTCTGTTTTTGCCATTTATTTATATGGCGGTAAATTAAGATTTGGAGGAAGAATACATGAGATATACAATCGAGGCTACAGAAAACAGTTGTACGGAGATTTTTGAATTACGTAACGGAAAGAAATATATCAGGAAACATTCGAGAACACCGTATGGATCTATCTGCAATGATGCAATGTTTGACGATCAGCTGGAAGCGGACAGCATAGATCCAGACATTATCGACGGTGCTAATGATCTCTTTGGTGGTTCCATGCCACTTGAGTTTATGAACATGGCAAGATTTGATTGGTAAGTTAAGATTTGGAGGAAATCATGAAAAGATTAACATTGGAAATTGATTTATCGGAAAACGAGATTTTTGACGAGGAAGTAACCAAAGCTATCAGAGCAAAGGTCAGGGAAGCTGTTAGAAATGCCCGCAACGAAGATATTGACAATGAGGTGCAGCAAGAAGTAGAGAGATTGTTTGATGGCGGATCATGGGATTACAGAGGAAAGCTTAAAAATATTGTAAAAAGTGCTGTGTATTCTGCTATTGAGCAGTCCGTGAAGGATTTAGATATTAAAGAAATCATCGAAACATCAGTTACTGAGAAGATGGACGATTATATGTCTTACTATAAGGTAAAAGAGCGGTGCGAAGAAGCCTTAAATGCTAAGGTGCAGGGAGCGGTCGAAAAGAAAATAAAAGAACTTCTAAACTGAAATTTAGAGGATGGTATATAAAATGATGATCGAAGCAATTGGAAGTGCAGCGATGCTGGAGCAACTGGCAGAAGAGTCGGCTGAAC